TGCTGCTCCACTTTGCTCATACATTACTTTAAGATAATGTTGCATTGTTTCATGGATGGCTGTTCCAAACACTGTATGAATTGAAGCTTGATATGGTGCTAAATTCTTAACATATTGTAAATACCATTGATGAGGACATTTACGCCATATTGAATATTGAGAGTATGATACTGTTGATTGGTATCTATAATCAACTTCTTTAAGTTGATGGGTTTTTATTTTAAGTTCAATTTCTGTTAGTTTACTTTTTGCCATATATCTCTCTTATCTTATTCCCCAGTTCCATATTATTAGGATATTGTTCAATTAATTTCTGTATATCAGGAATAATTGATTGTTCTTTCTTAATATATTGAGCAGCATCAAGGAGTTCTTCGTATAAATGATTCATATAGTTATCCTTATTATTCTCACCTAATGTTGTGTTATATTTTTTATAACCACGTTCAGCTCTAGATTTTAAATCTTCAATCACTTGATTAGTGATATTATCTTTAGTATGTTGCATACGACTTTTTTCTCTTAATATTTCTTGTTCGCGTTCCATCATCATCATGTATTCGCGATATGATTTTGAATCTGATATATAAGCCATAATATTAAATTTAAATAACCTAATTGGGACAGCCAAGTTAGTTAATTATTAATTATTATAACTGATTGTATTACTTGTTTTATCTATTTTTGAAACATAGTTACGTTCAATTGAATTAGACAATTTATCGAATCGTGAATCAGTGTAACTATAATTCTCATCAATTCTACGATTAACAATATCAATTGCCTCATCTAATTTACGTTCAATTGAGTTATATCGTTCTTCAATTTCTCTCCATTGAACTTGGTTTTCATTCTCTAATGACTTGACCCTACGTAATGCCCAAATGACATTACCTACGAGCCAACCCAGTACCGCTGTCGCTATAGCAACTACAGCACCTAAAATAAATGTAATCATTTTTTGTTTCTCCTTTTTTTATTTGTACCTGGCTGTCCCAGATTAAGTTCCTTTTTAATGTTATCTGCTTCTATTATATTAGAATAATCTTTAGCCTCACGAGTACTACATTGGTAATACTCAGCTATTGCTTTGATTGTTTCCAGATCATTTTTAGTACTTGCTTTAATATATCTAAAGAATGCTTTTTGTTTAGGTAACAATTCACAATACAATTGATATACTTTTCTTTTAGGGCAATCTGGATAGCGTTGAATTAAATTAACAATATCAATATAATTTGAGTTCATACTAATAAATCTATTAATCATGTAAGTATTAAACTCAGCCTTATCTTCATCTGTGAATGTAGTCCACGGACGTTTATGATATGTTATTTCATTTAACCAATCAAATAGATTCATTATCTTTATTCTTAAGTGGCTCAGGTAAAAACTCTTCATTAACATGTCCACATGCAGCACAACTAAATACAGGCAATGGAATTAAAGCGTCTTGTGTAGTACCAGTTAAGAATTTAGATGCTTTTCTAAGCATTAATCCTTCTTGAAATACTTTACCACCACACTTATCACAAACGATTTCTTGTGTTTTAGTTAAATCAATGTTTAACCTGGGTTGTTCATTTTGCATATTATTTGCTTTTAGTTATTATATTTTTTTAGTTCATCCTCTAACCATTCTTCTTTACTTTTTATTTCAAACAACTGAGCAGCTTTAGCAGCGGTTGGAGATAATATTTTAATCAATTCTTCTTTTTCTTTATTATAAGCTTCCTTAGCTTCATTGTAGTACATATCTACATTCTCTAATAATTCTTGTTTTGTTATCATATATTTAAAAGTTTAGCTATACATCCCATAAAACAAATTTCCTTATCTGCTATAGTTGTATTATGAAATAAATATTCTTCTATTACTATTGTTGACTCTGGAGACGAATAATGATTATGTAATGATTTGTATAACCCAGTAAAGTCATTAATATTGTTATCTGCTATGATTTGTCTAATATTATTAAATGCTGTTTTCTTTTTAGATTTAACTTCATCAATAATTTGTTCAATATAATTACTATCTATTACTTCATTAAGTGTTAACTTGCCTTTAACTGAATTACTTTGTAATATATTAATTGCTCGTCTTAAATCAGGATAAGTTTTTTTAACAATATTAATTATATCTTTCTTATCATACTCTATACCTTCAGCATCAAGTATACTAACTAAATGTTTAGCTACTATTTTAATATCTGCTATTGTTAAATGGAAACTAGTTAATCTGGATTGTAACGCGTCAATGATACGTTCAACATAGTTACAAGTAAAAATAAACCTAGTAGTTAAACTAAATGACTCAATAATATTTCTAAGTGCCGCTTGAGCATTTATAGTTAAAAAATCAGCTTCATCTAATATAACCACTTTAAGTGGTTTAAATGTAGCGCCTGAAGCAAATTGTTTCACTTTATCTCTAATTACATCAATACCATTTTCATCACTACAGTTCAAGTATAGAAAATCACAATTGATATTTTTAACTACTAACTTAGCAGCTGTAGTTTTACCTGTACCTGGAGAACCAAATAATAATAGATTAGGGAAATTATTTTTATCAATCCATTCCTTTAATCCATCAATGAATGCTTCATTGCCTAAATAGCCTTTAATAGTATCAGGTCTATATTTTTCAACCCATAATGTATGTTTACTCATATATAATCCATTATTAATTCTTCACCATAACACATTCTCTGTAAGGTATGAAATTTTAGCTCATCATCCAAAGGTTTTGCTTCTTTGAAGTCATTACACCATACCAATTGTCCACCATACATCAGTCCACTGAAGTATTCTAGTTTTGAATTCATAACTATAAAATACTTGCGTTTTGGTTCTTTTTTACCTGTCATAATTATCTAGTTGTTCCTTTAGTTATAAATCCATCTTCAATAATCATATACTCACCACTAGTTCCTAAACAATCAATTAAATAATATCTACCACCAGCTGCTTTTTCAGCACCTATTAAATCAAGTTTTTTAACTTGAGTATGACCTACTACTTGAATGTATTTTTTCTTTAATCCTTTATCATGTTTTTTATTTACAGCCATTAATGATTTAGGTCTAATCCAAATTGGTGTTTGATAAGTATTATCACCATAAGGATCAGTACCATTAAAATCAAATGATTTAGGTTTATATTTAAATAGATCATTTAATAATTCTACTACATTATCTTCAACCCATCCTTCCTCCCCAAATTCACCATCCATAAATGTTGGACTAACCCCAGCGTGACTAAATAAAAATTCATCCATTTGATAAACCATTTGTAAATGCTCTCTATTAGCATCAATAGTAGGTTCAATTTGATGTTTAAATATTGATTGGTAACCTGATGTACCTGTATTTCCTACTTCTGGAAAGTAATGAAAGTCATGATTACCAATTAACATAATAACTTCCTTACCGCTTGATTTTTTATATTCAATTATATCAAGAAAATTATTTAATTGTTCTTCTCCTTTAATATCAAATGAATCAAAGTAATCACCTATAAAGATAACCCTATCTGGATTTTCTATATTAACAATCAATTTCCAAATTGAACGTCCATGAATATCTCCTATAACTACTGTTTTCATTTTTTAACAAACTGTATAAAATATACTTTAACAGCAAATTGTTTTTGCTCTTTTATTGATTTAAATGTATTATCTCCTCTTAGGTCATATAATTCTTTTCTTATTTTGTTAACAATTGCCTCATCAATGTATCTCATCTCGCTATGACCATCTATTGTTTCAATTCCATCCATTTCAAAATCATATTTGATTCTAGGATATCTTTGTAGAAATTCATTTTCAATTTCGTTAGCTTCATCTTTAGGAAACCATCCACTGAATATGACTTGTAAATTATATTTTTCTAATAATGGATGATCTTTAAATCTATCCTCAACATTAAATTCAGTTGTGATACCAAATTTACTTATTACAGGTGGATTTTTTATTTTCATAGATTAAATGCTTCAATTGTTTCTTTAAATGGATTACCTTCAATCTGTTTAACTAGATCTAACATGTCTTGAGCCAGTTGTCTTACTTCAACCTGAGCATGTTCACTGTTTCTCAATAGCTGAAAATGATAGAATGAGCGCCAATTGAACATTACATCCATTGTAATTTGTGAATTGAATGTTTTAAAGAAGCGAGCTGATTCTTTAGCTCGTTTACGACCTAGAATTGGTGTTAGGTCTTCTAAACATTTGTGATATAGTTGATTACCATACCTTGTATATTCATCTAATATGTCAGCCCAATTTTTTCTTTGTAGATGTTCCATACTACAAGGAATATCAGGCCAATCATTTGGAATATAGTATTTATCTTCTTTCAATTCCTTATATCTAGCACTCTCACCATTAACTGAAACACCAATTCTATGTTTAATTAAATGGATATGAGTTGCTTGATCTACTGTTACTAGAAAATGTAATGATGATTTTTCAAATGGTGTATGATGACCCTCACTTGCTAGCATTTTAAGTAGTTTACCTACCCTAGCTTTCTTCTCTTCAGTTATGTCTCTAGATGTTGATGTCCAAGCTGATTGAGCATGAACTAAATCTGAACCATAATAACCTAGCAATTCTACTTTGTTCATAGTGTTATTTTATCTACTGTTTTAATGTCATTATTTTTATTAGCCTTAACAGCCCATTGTTCTTGTTCTTGTTCTATTATAAAAGTAAATGGATCAATTGTTTCTTTAAATACTCTGTCCATAAATGAATCAGCATATTCTTCTCTCCTATTAATTAGTTCTCTAAGTCTAGTTAATTTTTCTTTATTATCTTCTATATTAGCATTATGTTCATGAACACGAGATATCATTTTGTATATAGCCCTAATCATATTATAGTATGATTTAGCATTTTTCATTCTATCCATCATTTGTTCCCAATACTTAAATGTTTTAGAAGTTCTAACATCTAAAGCATATCTCATCCTATAACTGTATGTTATACTTGGATGAACTAGTCTAACTGGAAAATCACCTAAATATACTTCAATGATATCTTTTTTTCTAAGCATTTCATCATTGAATATATCTATTTTAAAGTCTATAGTTCTCATTAGTTCATCATCAACTGGTTCACTCCATTGTTTATAAAACTGCCACATATGAGTATTTGGATCAAATTTTGGAGCATGTGTTGGATCAGTATTATACATTTCTGATTGAGTGGATTGCAATCCAAAGAAATTTTTAAGTGTGGTCCATTCTTCTTCTGTAAATGGAGATAACAATCCAATGTCAATATCACCTACTCTATCAATTGGTTCAAAACCTAATAATTTAAGGGATAAACTACCTGTTAGAACAAATTTATCATTCATTGCTAACATAGGTAAAACATACTTATCAAAAATGAGTTTAGTGTCATCTTTAAAATTATTAATAACACTATCTTTAAACTTCAGCCTCATTAGTCCTGTTTCAGGAACTAAGTCATATACAATATTCATAACCTAATTTTATTTAAATATACTAAAGTCTCCCAGCACCCTTATAATTTCTATTATAAGGATAACTACTTAGATTACTTATAATCACTCCTTCTCTTCTATTTGAAGCATGTACAAATTTATTATTACCAATAAAAATACCACAATGCCATCCTGATGGTGATACACTACTATTAAAAAATACTATATCACCTATTTCTAAACTGGATTTAGATATTCGTTTTGTTTGGCTCCATTGTCTCCAAGCTACATTTTCTAATCGTTCATTATATACTTCTTTATATAAACGTTTAGTAAATTGAGAACAATCAATTCCTGTTTTAGAACTACCTCCTAAGCGATAAGGAGTACCTAACCACTCTCTAACAAATGAATCAAGTGTTTTAGTTTGTCCATAACTAAATACAGATAAACTTAAAAATAATATTAATAATATCTTTTTCATTGGTTTGCTACTAAAGTTTTATAAATATCTACTATTAAGTAGAATAACATGGCTAATAATAGTAAGCCACTAATAAATATTAATAATTTACTCAGTCTCACTAGAAATA